GTGCCTGATCTGCGTTGGTTCTTGCTCTTGTCATTGTTACTCCTTACTCATGTTTGCTTTATGTTCTGCTTCTTGTTCTTTTAAAAGATTAGACCATGCAGTTTTAACTTCATCTGTCCAAACCTCTTCTGCTTTGTCCTTAACTTCCTGATGTTCATCTTCTGCAAGAGTTCTATCTGGTGTGAGAACTCTCCTATGGTATTCACCTGAGTCTGTAATCTCTCTTATTTGGAGATGATTATGTACTCCAACAACTTCTATTTTATCTAATGTATTTGCCATATTTTTCCTAAGTTATGATGCAGCTTCATAAACAATCATAAATAATCCTATTGATCCATGTTCTGCTTCAATAGTATCATTCCATCCTCCATCACCTGAACTGTTACAATAAAAAGTCCATGTGGTGTTATTAGCAACTGTTTTTGGGACAGCAGTTTCATAACTTGAATACAAATCAACTGCATGACGATTAATTGTACCAGTACCAGCCCAATCTATACCACTTGTTGTAAAAGGAAGTCCTGTAAAATTTGCTGATGAACTAGTTCCACCTCCATTTGATGAACCAAAATCTAATTTTCCCCAAACTGTTACCTGTCTACCTATTTTTATATATCTCCCTGCTGTATTTCCTCCTATATCAAACGTACCATGTGCAGGTGTCCAAGCACCTTCCTCATAATCCAGTTCAGTTTTACCGATAACACCTGACTTACTTCCTGCTCCTCCAACTATTCCACTCATAATTAACTCCCAAAATCTTGTTCGATATAGGTACACCAGCAATCTACATTGCCACCATTTGCCCAAACACATAATTCATCTGTGCCAGTAATAGAAAATTTGTCATTCCAAACAAATTGTCCTGAAGCTGGAACAGAGCCATTTTTTAATATACGAACTTGTCCAGACCCATCAGGCTTGACATTAATTTCTACTTGCTGTGCTGTTCCTGCTGTTTCACAAAATACTACAGACAAAATTGTGTAAATATGATCTGCTTCTCCGTTAATAAGAACAACTCCCGGTGATGCAGGAGAATTGGATAGACCATCAACATATACTCTTTTAAGAACTTCTGTTCCTGATCCACTTGGTATAGCCATTCTATCCTCCTAATATTAATGCTTGATGTGTTGAACTTTGCATAAATGCTCCTTTTTGTTTTATCTTTTTATTTGTTGCTGTTTCCATATCGGAACTAATTGTAATTTCTGTGCCATCAGCAGATATAGAATCTAGGGCTATTGAACCAACATTGGTTATATTATTATCTCCGAAACTTACGTTCCCTGAGAATGTTCCTCCTGTGCTGGCACTAACAGTATCACTTGCACTAAATGCTGAGAGAGCAAACACATCTACTACATCTCCGGCTGTTAATGCTGCCAGACCAGTTATTGTCGATCCGTTGGTAGCCTGAAAGTCCTTGCCTGAGCCTTCGACTAGCTTAACTCCATTAAGATATACCGACACTTGGTGAACAGTGTAACTGACCATTCTGCCATCGTCACCAGCACTGACAGACGTTTCTCCACCTGATGCCGTGAACAGGAATCTCTCAGCTTGTCCCTGACCGGGTTCTTGACCTATGTAACTCATAGTTATCCTTTAGGGTATTTGTCTTTAGTTTTCTTAATTACTGCTTTCCAAGCATTGATGCCATTATGATAAATTTCATCTAGTTGATCGGGGATACTTGGGTATTCTGATGCTCTTTTTCTGGAATATTCTAATGCATCAAAGTCTGACTGTTGTTTTGCTAAGGCATCTGTTAATTCTTTTTCTGTTGGTTTATCTTTTGAATCATCATGTATAATCAAATTTGCATAAACTTTATTCTTACTATCTGACCAACCAAACCATTGTCCAGAATGAAGGTCTACAAGTACATCCTCAATATGATCATATCTTCCATTTATATCCACTATGTATCTCCTAATCTAGTAAACACAATATAAGTCTGGTTAGTACTACTACCAGCCAAAACTGTAATTGTATTATTTGAAGCTATTTGTATTCTAACTGTCTTAGTTGATGTATCAGAAACATCAACATGTTGCTCACAGTGACATGTTGCATAGTGTTGGTTTGCCGCAAGATCAGTGGTTCCTATTGCGTGTGTAGTACTTCCAACATCTATTTCAATTTCAAGATATGTTCTAATGTCACCATCAGCCCTAGCCCTAGCATGAGCAGAAACATGCCATATACCAGTAGAGGGGAATGTAAATACACCTGATGATTCACTCATTCCTGTTCCAAGTCTCCCAAAATCGGAAGAATCATCTCTTTCTAGGTTAGAGGCTAATACAGCTTGCGTTCCACTACTTATTTGCCAATTAGTGTGTAGTCTCCATATGTCTGTTTCTTTAATCCCTGTAAATCCTGTGACAGCAGAACCTATTGCTCCACCACCAATAGTTCCTGTAAAAGTAGGAGATGCTAAATTAGCCTTTAAATCTATCTCAGCCTGAGTTGCAACATCGGCTGCCACCTTAACTGCGGAGATACTTCCGTCTGGTATGTCAGCACTTGTTAAAGCTGCCGAAGCTCCTTTTCTTCCTAAGTAAGCCATTATGTAATCTCCAGAAAGCTCATTATCACATCAGCACTACTGGCTGTATCTGATTTGACTGTAATTTTATCTCCTGTCATCAGGACAACTTTTTGGTCACCTCCAAGAACCACTAAACTTCCTCCTGTCGGTATCGGTGCTGTCTTGACTATGTGTGTGTTATTTGAACCATCATTAAGGACAACATCTACTGCAATAACTCCAGAAGTTATGTTGCTGACTGTCATTCCGATCAATGTGGTCTGGGTGCTGGCAGCTACTACTGCACCAACATCTGTTGCACTCGTTCCGACTGCCCTGAGTGTCCTGTTTTTAAATGTATTTGCCATAATTATCCTTTAATATCAGTGCTATCCGAGTGCGATTGCCATAGCAACTCCTGAAGCATCAGTTGCAGTTAATGCTTGGTCAATTTGGTCAATGGCATGATTTTGCATCGGCCCCCATTTTTCCAAACTTGATTCATCTCCAACTTTCGGCTTTAAAAGGTTGTGTCCAGTTGAAGTAACGTATCCTGTATTGCTAAACTCTGATCCGTATGTTCCTCCACCAGAGGAGTAGTAGTAAAGAGTATCTGTCGTGCTGGCACTGGTGACTATAGTTGTCTTTGCTCCTGCTTGACCAGCAGTTCCTGTCTTTGTAACTCCAGTGGTGTATTCACTCGATCCTGAATTGTTTGACGTTGCAGAAAACTGGAGTATGTGTCCAGCATTAGAATTATGAGACTGGTCAAACACATAAGTGTCACCATCCCTGAAGGTTAGTTTTACTGGTTCTCCACTGCCATCTATGATGAACTTTGAGCTTACTACTGTGACTGTGTACGTTATCGTTGCCATATTAAAATGTTGGGTGCTTTGCTAAAATTATGTATTGAACTACCAAAAACGGGTGCATTGTATTGTGAGCCGTATTTGAACCTGTTTCATTAGTTGTCGTGATGCCAGTAACATTGTTTTGTGTTTCTGTAATACCAGTAGCAACTGAAGTAGTTGTAAACGAGTGTTCATGCCCTGAATCGGTGATTGACAAAGCAGTAGCATTTGTAGCAACATCATGCTTACTTGCAGTAGGACCCGGCCCCCATTCTGCCCTGTAATCTGGTCCTCCACCCCAAGAGGAAACCATTTCTATGGTATGTGAATGATCCCCAATACTGATACCCGTTGTGGCATTTGCTGTTTTACCTGAATTTGATCCTGAATGGGAATGAGACTGATCTGAAATTGAGTGCTTGTGTGCTGTACTTGGCAGGGAATGGGCATGGGCATCCAATTCACCTTCTGTTAAGGCATGAGCTTCTTCACCACCATTTGCTGCCATTGCTCTTGTTGAACGACCTGTAATAGAGGCAGTGTTGTACCCTATTGGTGATCTTGACCTCATATCTGGCACGTTGAACGTGTTTGTGCCATCCCCAACACCGTATGTTGTCCCAATCAAGGCATAAAGAGCCGAGTAGGTGGTCCGTGAAATTGCAGTGCCATCACAGATTAACCATGTACCCCCATTCCCGGTTGCAGTTGGTGCTGCTGCTGCCGTGTGCATCTGGATCGTGCCAATAGGCAGTGCAAGTGCCAGCAACTCTGTAAGTTTATCCAATGCCACATTAAGTGTACCTCCCCAAGAATTTCTATACCCTCCGACGGTTGGTTTCTCTACTGCAAAGTTTGTCGTGGTTGCCATATTAATCTACTGTTTGTGTTGTCCATGTTGCATCATCAACTAACTGAGAATCCCAAGCAATAAAACCTGAAACTTGTGTCGATGCTGTTGATTTTGGTGCTGCCATTTGGGGAACCCATGTCATTTTAATACCAGAAGCTATTAATGTTGTATCAGGTGTTATGTTTAAGTATCCTAATCTTTGTATCCCAGCAGCAACGTCTACATTACAAGCTGCTTGCTGGTCAACGGTGCAGGTATCAAAAAGAAGATACCCTGCCACATCCATGTTTGAGGTTGTGAGAGTCTCATCAACCGCAGTCTTAATAAGGCCCTTACCAAAGTTGGCCTGACCAAAATTCCGGCTACCAAAGTAAAGCATCAGTCAAGCTGAACTTTCAGGTTTCCTGCATCTATCTTAAAAATGTCACCCGTGTTCACAGTTTTCGGGTTTGCAGTTGTAAAATCAGTTTTAGTCAACTGTTCGTATGCCACCAGATTTCCACCTGAAGCAGCATCATACACACCTGCATGGGTTACTGTTCCCCAATCTGTAGTAGCAGCAGGGAATGTTAAGGCAGCAGTATTTGATGCCTGTGCTATCCCTCCAGAAGCTATTGTCCATGCCACTGACTGACGGGCATAAGCACCTCCTGAAACTTCTGTTCCAGCAGCACTATCTGACGGTGAAGCAGTTTGCAGCCCCACATACCATGTACCGGGGGCCGTATATGCAGTCCCTCCGAAAAGATGACCAATCACCTTATCTTCTAAATAATTCGTGAATCCTGCCATATTCTATCCTATCCAAATGATGAAAATGTTATTGTTGGAGTTGTTCCTGAGAAACGTGCTTTCTCGTCGGAAGTTTTAAGTTGCTCAAGTATTTGCTGAAATTTCCCTGCCCAAATGCTAATTCTTTCATCTGCCTGTAGATATGGGGCACTCTGCATTAGAGAACCATAAAGATAAATGTCAGGGTGAGCATCCAGTAGCCAGTTTGTTGTATTATCTGCCAATGCTGGCAAAGACTGGTAATAAACAATTTCCAGTGTATATTCACTATCAGGCACAGGAGCAAACTCTATATTATTCTGCATAATTGAATAAAATAATGGTTTACCCGTTGAATCTGCTGCCCTGTGTGCATCCAAGTTTTGAAGGTTACGGTATTCAAGCACTGTCACTGGTTCGGTCAATAACTCAATATTCCTCATACCAAGAAAATCAACTGGCAGCTTCACATATTGTCCTGAGACTGGTGCCCTTGTGCGAACACTCATTTCTCTTGTACGAAGCACCCTGTTCAGTTCTGATTCTGTCATCTTGATAAAATCTGGAATAACAGAAGTCAAGTCAGACCTGTTCAGGAAATCTGCAACTGATGCTTGCAGCTCCGTGTAGTTACTCAGTGCCATAATTCTCCATGATGTAAACTCTTAACTTCCTGTGACAATTTATGATCTATAACACATGCAATTTCTTTTTCCCTGCATTGCTTCCAGAAGGCTACATGATCCTCCTCAAAGCCCGGTGTATCTGCTATCTGTTCATTCTTGAAGAACGGCAGATCAAGGACATCAAAAACAGGCATATTTATCAGGACCATCCCCATTGCTACTCCTTCTACTTCTTCAACTTCAGGTAACTTAGGGTCCGGCATGACTGGCATGCCAGCACGATATGCAGAGTATTCTTTTGAGGCAAAATCCCGTAAGTAATTTATTCCTACAGTTGCCCTTCCTCTTGCCAGCATTCTATGTATCGAGTCTGGTGGAAAACTCAACTCTGGCATCAGGAAAAGAACATGGGTTGCATCCCAACCGATTGCATCACCAATTAAACGATGCTTAATTTCCGGCATTACCTTGCCACCGTAGGCAAATACCGTTATTTCATGCTCTCCATCGTAACTACTGCTTTGGAAGTGCTGGCACATGTTTGCCAAGCATTCTCCAAATTTGTAAGGCCATAAACCACTGAATGAGGGTACAAGTACAGCAACTCTCAGAGGTTTCCGGGCCACGTCCTGAAAGGCTTGTTCTCGTGAGCATTTGCCCACTTCTTCCAATCCTTTGGTGTCCATTTCTCCCTTAAAGATTGATCCAGCACATACTGAGGAATTATGGCAGCATGCCTTAAATCCTTAGCAGGTTGCAGTTCACTCATATCTTTAGCCACTTCAATAATGGGTTGAACATCTTCCTTGTGTTCCACAGTGAAGGTGTTCTCATGCTGGTCGTAGGAGAAAATCTCTTGTCTCCCCTGCGACCAGTCTAAGAGCCTCTTTTTAGAGGGTGAAAGCATATTAGCTTACAGTAAGGTCTGCACAGATTCCTGATGCAGCTTCATTTTTAGCAACAAGTGTGTATTCCACAAGCAGTGCCCTTTTAATTGCATCACCTGTTTTTGCCACTTCTTCCTGCTTGAAATCCCTGTAATATGCCACAGACCAGTATTCCGGGTCTAAGACAAATCCAGATTGCTCACGTTGAAAACGATTGGGGATAACTTTTAAATCTCCAAAGTCGGATGCGTACAAGTCGGCTGCTGCCTGAATCTTGGTTGCTCCGATCATCTGACGAGCTGAAGTTCTCCCTGCAAATCCACTGACAACACCCTTGTTAAACGGGCCTACCATCAATACTGATGGATCACCTCCAGAGGAATAACAACTCTGGATAACGGCCTTAAGGATTGTCTCTGTGAATGCTCTCTTGGTGCCAGCATCAACTGGTGCAGCACCATTACCTGCTCCTGATCCGGCAGGGGAACCTCCACCACGAGATTTGTTTGTTGCAGTCCATGTTTCAAGACCACCCAGCTTTCTAGCTGCTGCCGGGGAGAGGGCACCAGCAGTTTTTGCCACATTCTGTGTCAATGCTGTTTCCATGTCCCTCTTGAGGCCCTTGGAATTTTTTGCGAGCTGGTATGCCATCTCTGAATCCCTGCCAGCATTGTTACCTGCTTGCTGTGAACCAGAAACAATAACAGTCTTACGTGAGATTTGAGTGTAATTACCCAATCTTACAGTAGGTGTTACTGCGGTGAAGGCATATTCATCTCCTTCCACCTGTGCATTATTTGCTGCACTAGAAATCGAATCAGTCTGCCATTCTGCCAAAGTATTTGTGGCCTTAGACCTGCCAATCATAGACATAAAAGGCACATCTGAAGGTGAAATATTATAGATCGTATCGGCTAAATCTTCACGACGACCTATAGCAGAATGGGTTGTAAAAGTATTTGCTACAATAGCCATAAGTACCTGTTTTTATTAATTATTTTGAACGAATCATATTGAAAAATACCCCGGCAGCATCATCGACGTGCCCGGATTTCCTTAACCTAGCTGCTGCCTTGCCAGCTTTTAGTTGACTGGGTTCTCCAGACTTTGAACCTGCTTTCATGGATTTACGTGTTACGGGTTTTAAGCCTTTACGTTTCTCAGTTAGTTGGTCATATAGAGCAGCTTTTCTCATTGTTGCAACTGCTCTGGCATCATAGGCATTGTCAAGTTCTTCTTGTGTGAATCCTACCTTTTTGCCGTATTCAATAACTAACTTCTTTTCTGCATCAGCTACTTCTGTGTTGCCCCACTCTGGGATTAGTTTTTTCAACTCCCCGTGTTGAGATTCCACAAATTTGCCGAGTTCAGCTTGTCTTTCTGCTTCCTTCTGATAGTTCAACTGCTCTAACTGCTGTTGATCCTTCATAGTCTGCATTTCAGCTTCCCTCATGGCATCCCTTTCGATCATCCACTGCATCGGATCTGTGTCTTTGAGATTTTGCCAGTAAGCATCATCATGCTGTTCAGGCTGAGTCTGTGCTTTAGCATTTTCAAGGATGGAGATTGCCTGATCCCTCATTTGTCTTGCTTCTGCTATTTCCTGTTCAAAAGCCTTCTTTTCTTCTGCAAGGCCCTGACTTTTCTGAGTATAATTCTGCCCCTTTGACCAGTTATCTTTCAATTCCTGTAAAGTGACCTGCTTGGATTCCCCGTCGGATTTAACTTCATAAAGATTTTCCTCTGGTTCCTCTTCTGCATCTTCTGCAAGCTCCTCATACTCTTCTTCCTGCACTTCCTCTGAGTCTGCCTCCTCCAATTCTACTTCTTCTTCAGATTCAGACTCCGGCTCCAACTGGTTATCTTCTTCGGGTAATTCCTCACCGTTCTCTAAGGCCAGTTCTTTGCCCCAAAATTTTGCTGCATCATTAAGTTCAGTCCCTACATGGGGAGTATTGCCCTCAATCATTTCTTCAGCCATATTTATCCTTTCATGTGAGTTAAGGGTCTATTCTCGTTAGAGATTACCCCTCACTGGTTATTGTTCCTGTTGGGCTATTTTGCCCGTATTTATCATGGATTCCAGCTCAAGTCTAAGTTCCCCCAAGGCCCGTATAGACAAGTAAAGTGTCTCACGTTTCTGGTTGTCCTCTAAACCTGAAGATACCCATGCTGAGTTGTATTTAGCTTCCAATTTTTCAAATGCTTCTGAAATTATTGGATCATTGAGCAACCTTTCGGCTGCTTTTCCTTTGCTTATTCTTTTCTCCTTCGGTGTACGTTCTGCCATCTAGTTCTGTATCGGTGGTATCGGAGGCCCCATCTGCTGTGGGTTCAGGTCCTGTGGTGGAAGTTGCTGAGGTGGTTGCTGTGCCTGTTGCTGTGCCTGTTGCATCTGCTGTGCTTCCATCCTCATCTGCTCCCTGTCTCTCTCCATCCTGCCCCTTATCTCAGTCTGGTCAATGGCAGTCTGGTATTTGTTCTCCATTTCCTTGATCTTTACTTCAAGGTCTGATTCCATCTTGTCTCTCTCCAAATCATCATCACGGACCATCTTCTCTTTCTCCAGTGCCAGCTTTGCCTGATCCACTTCCATGTCTGCACGAACCTTGTCTGCCTGTGCCTGTGCAAATATCTCATCTGGTGTAGGTTCAGGTGGCTGGGGAGGTGGTGGCTCATACGTTGCCGGGTCAGTCCAGAAATTCTGTATATCCTTATGCCCTGAAAGTTCTGTCATCTTAGTTAGGGTATGGTGATACTGTTTCTGTGTAACCAATGGATTTTCAGGCCCCAAAGTTCCCAGCAGTTCCTGCTGTTTCTTGGCAATGCCCTCAAGCATCATCATTCTATCCTCTGTGGTGCCAAGACCCAGTGCCACGTTGACACTGACATCCATGCTGGCATCCCATGCTCTAGGGTCGATTGGCACCCATTCGTTCCTGAGCCTGACCATTCTTGCCTTTTCCTGATGGGCATGCAGGAGTTTCAAAATCTTCTTAAACAGTGGCTTCATGCCATTTTCTGCAAACACCCTGCACAGAAGCTCAATCTGGGCCTGTGCTGCACTTACGGTGGCAGTTACTGCTGCTTTTGTGGTCGATTGCAAGGCATCCGGGTTCAATCCCTGACTTGCCTTACTCATGCCAGTTCGGTCCTCTTTAAGCTGGTCTAGGTAGTCCAGCATCGGGAATCCTTCTTTTCCTGAGAAGTCTTTTACCAACTCTCCTATCATGCCAGCAGCTCTCGTCCTGATGATCTTGCCAACCTTGTTGCTCAAGGCATCATCAACATTTACCTGCCCCTCAACCACCCAAGTGTCTGGATGAATTGACTTGGAGAGACTGTCAAGCATATTCCTGAGAACATTTGACTTGATAAGCTGGACATCCATCATCAAGTCTGCAACCGAATCACCTTTCCATAAATGTGGCTCAGGGTATCCATTAAAAAGCACAAAAGGGACACTATTCACAGGAGAATGGTGTAAAATTTTGTGATGTGTCCCTCCTGTGCAAAAACGTCTAAGTTCTGCTATACCATCCCCGTCGTAGTCAACTTTTGCAAAAGCCTCAATATACAAGACCTTTTTATTGGCTTCACCACCCTGATTACTGTCGGTGTAGTTGCCTATCGGGTGACGGTTTAAAAATTCGGTGTTTGTGCCAAACTCATCTTCATCTCCTGCCAGCTCAAGCATCTCATCGTAGTCATAACCCATCTGGACCAACTCTGAGATAGTGAGGTAACGTCGATGTGCCACAACTGCACAGTCCTCCACTGATTTGCCACGTCTATCAATCAAAAATTCTTCAGGGGGGAGTGCTTCCAGTACGATACTGCCCTCGGTGGAGAGGCGACGGATCACTACGTCATGTAACTGCGGTGTTGCCACCATGTCCTGCGGTTGCACGGGCACTGACCCGTCGGGAGAGACTTGTGGAGGTGGTGGAACAAAATCGGGATCATCGTAGCTTTCTACCTGTGTAGCTTCGATGTCTGGGTCAGACATAAGTGCCTGTAATCCTGCATCATCCAGCCCGGAAAATTCCTCGTGTTCTACCTCTTCTCTTTTCTCCCAGTCAACCTTGACTATCCCAATTCTTTTTACAAGTGCATCCTTGAAAACATTGTAGAAAATGGAAAATGCAGGGTTGTCCTGCCCTAAAACAACACTATTGACGTAATCAGAGGCTTGCTCACTATTAACAACATCGTTCATTTCCCTTGGAATAAACTCAACAACCTTCTCTGACCCGAAAAATGTCCTCATTATCTGTGGCATCATCAGGGAAACAGTGTCCCTTACGTCATACGACACCACCTGTGAACGGCCTTCTTCCTCATTCCCAAAGGGTCTGCCCTGATAGTAGTCTTGGGCTTTTACCCTGTCAGGGGCCTCTGTCAAGTCAATATAATCTTCTGCTTCCTGAATGAGAGAGCCAATTATGCCTTCAAGCTCGTGTTCATCCATCGGCTCATCACCAGACAGCCTTATTTGTTCACTTTCCAACTCTTGTGCTTGAGCAGAAAGCTCAGAATCTGTGGGCATTTTACAAAATTAACTTAACATAATATGGAATTATGGATAAAACTATATACAAAATCTAAGAAAGTCAAGCAAATTACTAAACTAATCCCAGACTTTCCCTCTCAAGAGGTTTTTTCCAGCTAATCCTGCCACTTGTCATGCTGGCAAAGCTGGCAAACGTCAAAATCATGGCATCTGCCCGGTCAGGTGATGCTCCCCTCTCCAAATTCTTACGTGTCCTCTCCTTTGACTCAACTTTCAGCTTATCTGAGTTAAAATCCTGCTGAACTGTCACCAATTCTTCAATTAAACCCTCATCAGACGGTATTAAACAGTCCTGCCTGTCAAACCAGTCCTTGCACCTCCACCATAACTCACTTCTGAGGTTAAAATACTCTGTCCCAACACTTGCAGCTTCAGAAACATTGATTCCACGTACATCAACACCCTTCTCCATCAACCGATCCACCACCCCGGCACCAATTCCGATGGAATCTATCAAGACCTCCCCAACTTCGTAACCACTTGCAGTCAGGTTGTTCATTTCAGACTCAATCCAGCCGACAACCTGCATTGTATCAAACTTTTTCTTAATCAGTATCTCATCTCCCAGCACATGATTACCCTGACGGATACAAATGGCTGAAGAATCCATGCCACGTCGTGCCACATCCACTCCCATAATCACAGGACCACCAGTGCATTTTACATCCCGTCCCACTGCTGACTCCACAGACTGCCTTGAAATAATCGTATCATCATCTGCAACAGGAAATTCACCCAATACCCTAACCCGGTAGGCATTGCTGTCCTCACCGTACCTCAGTTTCATGTCCCTGACGTAATCCTCAGAAACCCTTGGAGAGTCAACACATGAAACCTTGAGAGTTTTCCAGTACCCCGAAAGTTTGTTGTGAGTGTTAAAAAACATACCTGTACTACGTACAGGGTTCCCTAACAAAATCGTACAGGCATTTTCTCCTGACATTGACCCTGATGCAGCCTCAAAAACACCCTCTGGCACCCCTGATGCTTCGTCGGCTAGCAAAATTACCCATGATGAATGCACCCCAGCCAATGCCTCTGGAGTTTCGGCCCTAGAAACGGAAAAACTTATGAAACTCTCGGCAGGTGCCTCCTTCAACCGTATTGTCTCCACCAGCACTTCCAACTGATCCTTCAGTGCATCCGGCAGCTCATTCACCCACCTCTTGCACTCTGCTGCCAGTGCATTCTGCAACTGATTAACCGTTGGGGCCGTAACAACTGCCTTCTGGGGGTATTTCGTAAGCAAATGCCAGATCATCAACCATGATGCACACGAACTTTTTCCTACTCCATGACCCGAACGTACCGATATACGTCTTTCACCCTCTCCTACCCATTTCATCACCTGTGCTTGCCAAGGATCAGGCTTAATCTTCAACACCTCCTCAACAAACAAAACAGGGTCCCTGCCATATCTGTCAAAAAACTGCTTAACCGTGTTCTCAAAACTCATTCCTCCCCCTCAAGTAATATAATTCAGGTTAATCAACACCCTCCTCTTCTCATCAGTGCAAGTGGCACCCAAATGCTTCATATCTGACGAAAACGTGAGCAGCCTGTTTGCCTTACTCTCAATCCTGCTGCCATCCTCCAGCTTCGTGTATCCATTGCAGTCATTGATGTAGTAAAGTGCAGTTGTCCACTTGTTCTTTTTATCAGTAGTTGGAGAATTTCTGTCCAAATCCGTGTGAAAATCACTCTCAATGTGCTTCTCCGATTTTGTCATCAGGTTTGCCCTCACCATGTGAAGCCCCATAGGATTAATCCTTGAAATAAGAGGCTTGACTGCACCCGATAACCCAGATACCCAAGAATGATTGAGGTAAATGTTATGCCCAAAGTAAAACTGGTCCTTAGTCTCCTTCTTCTCATCAGTAAACGGCACAAAATACCAGCAAACATGGTAGCTCATCAGCTCCTTCTGCAATTCTGCAAATACATCCTCATCTAAAAAATCATCAATTACCTTCATCTCTCCTCTTCCTTGAGTATTTCTTCTTATTCTGATGCACCCTAGTACCCCTGTTCAATATTCCCCCATTCCTATTTCGGGAGACTCTTCTTCTCACTCTTCACCTCAATAGTCTTGATACGATCATCCTGATTCGACATCAATATCTTCAACTGCTCAATGTAAACCTTAGTCATATCCGTTGTCTTAACACTAACCTCCTGCCTCTCTCCAAACATCCTTGGATAATACTTTGTTGCCAACCACTTCCTTGCATCTATCGAAACACGTGCAACATCACTCTCAACATCCCCACTCTCCAACCTGTCTATCATTCCCTCAATACTCTGGGCATGATATACTGCCCTGCCCTGATGGGCCTCAATAAACCTCTCATGCAAATCTCCACTCCTCAGACGATCCCTCAACGTCTGTACTGCCATTCCCCTGTCCTTGGCAAAACCACCAAGTGTCTCTCCCATCTCAATCTTACCAAAAAACTCCTCCCAAAATTCAGTATCCCCAGCAGAAGGTACTGGAACATTACCCTTCGTAGTAAACTCCTCCTCCTTCTGACTAACCTGTGACTTGGAACTGCTCTTTGCCTTAGCATACTCAGCCTTATTCCTGATGCTTCTCTCCTTACGAGTCTCCTTTGCCATACGTCCTCCATTAAAATTTTGTTGCTAATAAATTTGTAAAGCAAAAATTCAAGACAGTAAATAAAAAAATTTTTAGGGGGGTGGTTTGTGGGGGGATAGGGTACTCTCTGATTCAGCCCCCAGCTCACCATGCCGGGGGGGTCAAAATGCTGTAAAACTGGGCCTTGGCAGTGGTTCAACTGATAGACCATCAGGCCAGCATTTGCCGTAATCCCAGCATTACCAACGGTTTACAGGGGTTATGCCAGCTTATCTAGTGTATAATTCTAGTATATGCCAGTATCTAGCATGCTACACGTGCACGTGAAGAACACGGCAAGCACTCTGGCTAGTCAAAACCCTGCCAGCATATTAAATGCCAGCACCGTAACACCTCAAACAATTTGCCAGCATAAAACACCGAACCGAAACCCCGTTAAATTATGCCAGCATTTAGCACCGATAATTTGACCCGGAACCGGGGCCGTTTTTTTGGTCCATTTCTTTAGTAATATATAAAGACGTTTATATTTATATACTATGTATATATATAAACTCTTATATATATTACTTAATATTTGACCCGTTTTCAGGGTCATTTTCAGGGGTAAATATTACCCTGTTTTACTAGGCATTTTTTGGACCTGTTCAGTTTTTTTCTTTTTTTGCTAGTTTTTGGTCTTTTTTTTATGGTTTGAGTGAATTTTTATTTGTAGCATTTGCAAGGGTTTGCTGGGGTCATGTTAAAATAATTAAACTTTTTGCATTTTTTTGTATACATTATGCTTTTTTTAACGTATAAATATGTAAGCTAAATTTTTAGCTTAACCGGGGCCACTACCCCGGATAATTTAACACTTAATAAATGAGGTGAAACATGGAACACAATACCCTAAATAATATGACAGTTTCGGAATTAAGAAAACATTGCCGAAACTTGGACAATCCCCCAGCATCAGGAGTGGCAATTTCTGGAGCCAATAAAGACCAGCTTTTAGCATGGTTAAATGGTCAAGAAATACCTGCTAATAATAATGGAGTAAAGCAGGACCCCGTTAAAGCTGTTGAAACTATACCAGCATTAAATAATAACAACGGTGCTACCCTAGACCATGTATCTAATCTAGCAGGGGCCTTGCAGCCATTTCTAAACGGCATTAATAACAATGCTGGCATGGATGAGGCAAGAATAGTTGAATTAATCAAACAGCACTCAAACCCTGCCGTTGAAGTAATAGTAAAACCCCTTGAAAAGCCAGAAATAAACGTAGGTGCCCAGCACCATAAATTCCAAGAAATGCTTTTAGTAGCATCTCAAAGAATACCAGTTTTTTTAGCTGGGCCTAGTGGTTCTGGCAAAACTTATGGAGCAGAACAGCTTGCAAAAGGTTTAGGCTTACATTATGAGGCAATTAGTGTTGGTCCTATGACAAGCAAGTCTGACTTAATCGGTTTTATAGATGCTAATGGAAAGTATCATGAAACTGGTTTAATTAGATGTGTTAAAAATGGGGGGGTTTTTATGATAGATGAAATTGATTCAGGTAACCCCGGAGTTTTAACCATATTAAATATGGTATTAAGCAACGGTGTAATGGCAACACCTGAAGGCATGATAGAAAAGCATGCAGATTTTATTTGCATTGCAGGTGCTAACACTTATGGCACCGGGGCCGATAGGCAGTATGTTGGCAGGTGCCAATTAGATGAAGCAACACTAAAAAGATTTTTCACAGTTGAATGGGGTTATGACGGCAACCTCGAAAGAAGCATTTCAGGTGCTGACTGTGATAAATCAAATGCCTTAATTGATACAATCCAAGACCTTCGAGAAAATGCTTCAAGGCATAACATGCGAGTGACTGTTTCACCTCGTGATTCAATTTATGCGGTTAGGCTTTTAAAAGCTGGAATGACCGAAAAGGATATATTACATGGTCTTATATACAAGGGTCTTGATAAATCAACAATCAATAAGCTGAAGGGGTCCGAATGACTATAAAAAATGCAGATATTAAAAAATACTTTAGTTTTGATGAGTTTATCGAAACTGCAAAAACCCCTTTAAGCAAAAAGTTTTTAAAAGACTGTGAAGCTGGAATATATGAAAAGGCTTCACAGTATAAGGACCCTAAATGGACCGGGTCCGATAGTTTCGAACATGCACTCGAAATTCTAGAAAATGGCTTTCCTGAAGGGGTCAAGAAAATGAAAAAAGAATTAGATAATATAGAACAGGCTCAGGCACCTCTAATAAATCAGGTTTTTGATGTTTCAGGTGATGAACCAAGCATTGATAGGTTTTTATCTAATGACCCTGAAAACATGATTAGCTATGATTATATAAAGCAAGACGGTCAAAAATTTGTTAAGGTCTTTTATTCTTATTCTTATTCTTATAAGAAAAAACCGACACAAATTATAAAACGTGGTGCCAGAATTTTATCTAATATTGATAATCTAGAAAATAATGGGTATAGAGTAAAACTTGTGGCTTATTCCAGCTCTAATAAAAAAGCTGGGAAAAAATTAAATAAAGAATATTTCGAAGTAACGATAAAAGATTATCAAGACCATATAGAATTAGATAGACTTGCTTTTATTATGGCTCATCCAAGTATGCTAAGACGGTTCGGTTTTAGACTTACTGAAATGTTTAATCCTTGTATGACTAAGCATGCTTATGGGAATGCTGATTGGCTACCTGAACATGCAAAAACTGGCAAATTTATTGATATTAATTCTATTACATTTGATGAAAACGAAATAGATGATTTATTTCAGAAAATAACTAAGTAAACTCCATCAGGGCCGTATATAATATGGTCCTGTTAGTGTTTACATAGTGTAAATACTACGGCTCCACTAGGGCCGTTTTAAAGACAATTTAACACTAATAAAATGAGGTGCTAAATGTTCGGAAGTAACAAAAAAAGGTATAAGATTATAAGACAATACTTTAATGACAATATACCGTCCAGAACCATTAAAAAGGGCCTGACTAAACAACAGGCAATGAACCACTGTCAAGACCCTGAAACGTCCAGCAAAACATGCACAACGTCAACAGGGAAACAACGTACTAAAACTTGTGGCCCTTGGTTTGACGGTTTTGACAGTTATTAAGTAACAAGTTATCAGCTTAAGGCCCCCGTTTTATGGGGGTCTTTTGATGCTGGCATGGTGCTGCATCCGGGCCAAAAATGGCCCAAATTCAAACAAAACCAAATGAGGTGAAAATGGAAAATATCAAAAGTGAAAAAGCCGAAACTCAAAAAGCCAAAACAATAGAAGATTTTTTCGGTCCTCCAATCAGCATTTACACAAGAGCAGATGCTTTGAGTGATGGGGTGCTAGTTGATGTGTCAGAGATGGCACGTGAAGCCGGGTTTGTTTTCCCGGTGGCAGTTACCCGGTCCGTGTGGGAAGAGTGCATAGACTGGCCCGAAGAATCAGAGCAGGGGTTTGGTCAAAGCATAGATGGCAGACTGTGGGATGTGCTTTTTATGGCACATTGGAAAATAAAATCTTCACGGGAACAGTCCGAAGATTTATTATATCAATTAAATGTAATACCCAAAGACACAAAAGCCGAAACTATTACCGAAATTGATGATTTTACAGGGGCAAAACTAACGACTCTTAAAATTAACATTGGCCCCGGTGATAATGCCGAACCAGTTATAACAATAATGCAACCAAATGAAGATTAGAAAGGGGTAAATATGAGTTATTTTACAAAAGAAGAAACAGCATACATGGATTATTTAGAGGGTATTTATGATGCCCCTAATTATGGCATATTATTCCGTCAAGGTGATCCAATAGGATTTGAAATAGGAATGAATGAATGGTTATTAAACAATGAATCCGACCAAGAAGAGTAATCATCACAGGGGGCATTTTGGGTGCCCCCGATGATGGTAATTCTGCCATCTTTTAACACTAATTAAATGAGGTAAAAAATGAATAGAAAAGACACAATAGCATTAGCCGAAAAAATGGGGATTAGAGTTTCAACAATGAAAAACCCTGTATTTAAAAGGAGAATTGATTGGCTAATGGAAAGCATGGGTGATGGGAAAACTGAAGAGGAGTTAAGGCAAAATCTTACAGATATAATCATGGAAGATTCCCACACCATTAAAAATAAACTGGCTGTCCTGCCATATCAATTTGATGAGTTAATTGATGAGACTGGTGCTGTCCCTGAATACGGGACCCCTGAGTGGCAGGAAAATGACAATATCGAGAACGAATATTGGGAAACATACCACAAAGAAAAGGCCGGGAAATAAACATGCTGGCACGGTGAGTTTGGTCCCGGCCCTCATCGTGCCACTAGCTTGACAAAGGCCGGGGATTTAACACTACCAAATGAGGTTTTATGGTAGGTAATTCAGCATATCATAAATAAATAAAGGAGAGCAATGAAAAATAAAGCCGAAGTTAAAAAGCCAAAAGAAAAAATGACCCATTGCAGGGTTGAATATGAACTGGCAGAACAAGTCAGGAAAGTCCTGCCGGATTTTAGTCAGAAGGTTGGGTTCAAAGTTTCGTTTCAGGGATTTGTAGAAAAGGCAATCCGTGAATGTGTGGAACGAGAAAAGCCGAAAGAAAATATCTAGTTTATAATATAATTTTTAAGCAAATAAGGGGGAGAATGGGTAAAAGAATTGAAAAGACTTTCTACGATGAAAAAAGGCAGATGTATCTTGGCAGGTTCCATGATTTTGTGCTTCCAAGTGGAAACCCTATAACAAGGGATTTAATATCTTTCGAAAACCTTGAATGGGAAGATGGCAAAAAACGAAGGCACAGAAGATCGGATTTACAACAAGCAAAAAAGCTAAGTGAATTATACGATAAGAAAAAAGCCGAACTGGAAAAAGCTGGGACAAAGAAAAACCCAGCCGATAATAACACAGCTAAGGATATTATCCAGAGATACCTTGACCAGATTTCTGACAGTCGATCTGGAAAAACTGTTAAGGAATATGCCAGATCATTAAATTATTTATTGCTGGCAGTGGGGAATTTTGATATTAAAAACCCACCCGAAAAGCTGGCAGGAAATTTATTGAAATATCTCAGGAACAGGGGGATCACAGATCACTCGATCAATTCAAACATTCAGGCATGCCAGATATTCTTCAACTGGTGTGACGAGCAGGGGATAGCACCCCGTCGTTATAAGCTGGAGAGGGCACGGGCTACAGCAAAAAAGCCGAAGGTCTTTTCCCAGCAGCAGATGGATGACCTGCTGGCATTGATTGAGAAAAGGATTGAAAACCCTGATACAGAAAGAAACCTTGTATCTGCCATCAATCAAAGAAGGGCCTTTTATATGTTCAGGTACACCGGGCTGAGGGCCGGGGAGTTGCGATGTCTGCCACTTAACAGGATTAGCTTGAAACATAAAAATTTCCTGATAGCAGATGTGCCAGAAGCAGGGTTTAAAGTTAAGACCCGTGACGAGGCATATATTCCGATAGCCAAAACTGAACTGGTTGAATTTCTGGAAAAAGATTTTGAAGAAAGAAAGCCGGGGGAGATTTGGTATTTAGATGACGGTTTCGGTGAACTTCAGTGGAATAACGTGCAGACTTTCGGCAGAGTGTTCGATAAAAACCTCAGATCACTCGGTATTGAAGGGAAACGTACTCATGGGTTCCGTGCTACAGTAATTTCAAGACTTCTTGACAGGGGCACCTCAGTGGCTCAGGTGCAAATACTTGCCAACCACAAAAAGCCAGCCACAACAATAGGCTATTATACTCCTGATGATTCAGAGATCAGGAAACAAATTGAAGCTAATTTGTGAATTGATTTAGGATATAGTAAATTAATTATTGACACTGTTTACATTTTCGTGCAAAATATGTTGTAACGTAACGGGCAATTAAAGTTTAGATAAGTATTGCACACCAAACCTCAATGTCAAAGACATTAAACAACAGGAGTAGATCATGGATGATCTTAAAAAAGAACTTCGGGAAATAGGAGTTACCCTCAAACAAGTAGCTGATGCCTGTGGGGAAAGTCAATCCACCGTCAGCAGAATCCTAAATCATAATCTCAGACAAAAAATAGAATCGGCTGCTCGCAGTTTAAGAGACTCTAAAGCCAAACGAGTCTCTGACGTGTGGCTAGAAAGACGGTCAGATAATGACCGAGTAGAAGATATTTCCAAGCAAATAAGGCCGACTCTTCAGTGAAGAGATGTGAATTTTGTGGAAAATTTTACAAGCCAAAACTGTACCAAGAAACTAACCAGAAATATTGCAATCGAAGTTGCAAAGACAAGGCAAGATACCATGCTGAAAAGAAAAAAAACAAATACTTTTACAGACGTGGGGGATACCCAAGGACAACAATTATCAGGCTTTGGTGCATTGCTCAAAATGGTGATAAAGAACCAAAAATCAAATGCCATTACTGCGGAATTTTAATTAGTCCAGAAGAGATGAATATAGATCATAAGACACCAAGACGACTTTTAAAAACACGAGAGGAAGTGCTTTTGATAGACAACCTCGTTTGTTGTTGTAAATCGTGCAATCAGAAAAAAGGTGACCTGACTTATGAGGAGTTTGTAAATGAGTGAGAATGTCATTATTTGTTGCCCAGAGATAATTCAGGATAAAAGATTAAGTTTAAACCAGATTAAGGTTTTACTGGCATTGTTTAGCTTTAGGAACAAAACCACAAATTTATGTTTTCCAAGCCGGGAGTCAATATCTAAAAAGACAGGGATTAGGGTTACTACAGTGTCAGAGGTTACTACAGAATTGGTATCTTTGAAATGGGTTTTAAAGAAGTGGCACGACAATAAATATAAATATGAAATAACTGTCCCTGATGCAGATATTAGGTCAATGACGTGGACGGAATACAAAAAGCTGGGGGGCAGTACCGTACACTCCAACCGTACCGTACAGACCAACCGTACCCCAGAGGTACACTCCAACCGTACCCATAACAAAGATAATTTAACAGAGATAATTAAAAACCCCCCTACCCCCCATTGGTTAGATTTGGAAATTTGGGACGAGTTTAAAAAGCACAGGAAAAAGGTTAAAAAGCCGATGACTGAATTTGCTGAAAAGAAGATGTTAATAAAATTGGGGAAATTAAAAGATGAGGGGCATGATCCAAACAAGCTATTAGAAGAATCACTTATTAATGGATGGCAGGGAGTATTTGAACCTAAGAAACAAACCCAGCCTAAATATCTCTCAGCCGATGAACGTGCCAGATTGAACACGTCTTGGCTTGATGAGGAAATCAAAAAAAGCAGAGGTGAACATGGAGCAGAAAACGAGAGAAGCAATACTGGTGGCATTAAAGTCATTCAGTGAAAACTTCAGGAAAGAAACAACACAGCAACTCACAGTGATTTGGCTGAACAGTCTCGGTGATTTAAGCATGGAAGCTATTTTAAAAGGCACACGGAGGTGCCTGACCGAGTGTGAGTTTTATCCCACGATAAAGATTTTCCGTGAGAAGGCTCTTACTGGCACAACGGAACGTGGGGGCCAGTGGAAGGATGCACCACAGATAGAACACAAGAGTGATCGTGTTGATATGCCAGCAGATTTTATCAAGAAGCTGATGGCAGGGGCACAGGAGAAAGGCTGGAAGAACAGGGGCCTTAATGCCATGCCACATGAAGGTGAGGAAAATGGCAGTAAGTTTAGGATTACCCGTGATGCCAGAGGTAGGGATTACGTTTACTTCTACGGCAGGGACATGATTGATCCAGAGTTATGAACAACTTTTACGAATCCTGTATCCCCTGTAACGATTGCCAACTGCCATTTTTGCCTAAAGATAATGAAGAAAATATTTGCCCCGAATGCACGGAAATTAACACATATGGATATAGAACACGAGAGGAGAAAGAAGGAGCAAATCAGAGCAAGGCAGATTGAAGCAAAAGTTAAGTGGGAGAACACCAAAACCAAAACATGCCCTGTCTGCGATAACCCATTTCGTACAGAGGACTGGGAAGAGATGGCATGCTCACATGAATGTTACCGGGAGTTTAGACGTGTCTAGGATGAATGGAGAGGATATGAAGGAAAAATGCTTAACCATTAAAGGAGAGAAAAAATGACAGCAAAATTACCAGAATTACCTGAACGACCTTGTGATATTTGCAAGGAGATGTTTGTGCCTATAAGGAAAGACAACAATAAATGTTCCCCTGAGTGCCGTGCTATCTTTAGACGACAGGAAGCAGATCGACGTAATACTGACAAACGTGCCCGGAATAAGAAGGGAATGGTTGGCAGGGTGTGTAAGGTCTGTCACGAACAGTTTATTGGATTTAGGCATAGACAGACATGCTCAACTGAATGTGCAAATAAATATATTAAAGATGGTGTGGGATACAAGGTCTATTTATTAAAAATAGATCAACTAAAGCCCAAGGAAATAGAAGTAAAAGTATCCCATAAAGAGGTGCCAGATATTCCTGTAACTGCTGATGATACACCAGAGCAGTTGGAGATAAAGCAAGCAATGGCACAGTTTAAAAAGAACGGTGGAAAGATTACAGTCTTGCCACCAGAACCGTCCCAGAATATCCCTTCTGTCAACCTTCTCTGGAGAGATGGTGGATGGGATTGGGAAAACTCAGCAGGACTTGGCAGCTATACAGGTGCTGGTGACTATATCCTTAATGAAACAAGCATAGGAGAGACTAATGGCTAATTTAAATAAAGTACAATTAATCGGAAGATTAGGACAGGACCCAGAGTGCCGGGAAACTGCAACTGGCATGGTGGCAAACTTCTCAATAGCCACAAACGAATACTGGAATGATAAAGCTGGAGTTAAGCAGGAAAGCACAGAGTGGCATAACCTCGTGCTATGGAACAAGCAAGCTGAATTGGCACGTGATTACCTGAGAGCCGGATCACAGATTTATGCTGAAGGCAGACTGCAAACTTCTAGCTGGGAAACCCAAGAGGGTGAAAAACGATACAAGACAGAAGTTGTTGTTAGGGCCATCCAGTTTTTAGATTCAAAGACTGATGATGCTGGCACCACTCCTGCCCCACGAACTCAGCCTAAACCTGCCCCGGTTGCAGAAGATGTTGTCGAAGATGACATTCCATTCTAGGGGGCTGGCATGATAGAGGTTATAAAAGATTTACCAAACGAAGAGTACCACAAGAGAAAGGAAGTAAGTAATTCTGACCTGACTCTAATTAATAAATCTATGGCACATTATTTTGCCCCCCGAAAGGACCCTACTGAAAAAATGGAATTTGGTACGGCATTCCATGCCATGATTCTTGAGCCGGAAAGATTTGAAAAACTTTATGCCAAAGGCCCAGTAGAGGACAAACGGAGCAAAAAAATATGGGCAGAGGCACGGGAAGAAAACCCCGGCAAAACTCTTCTGAGAGTTAAGGAATGGGAAGCACTCCACAAAATGAAGGACAAGACAGAGAAGCACCCTCGGTTCTCCAAGTATTTTGAACAGGGTGAACCAGAGGTATCTGTGTTCTGGGAAATGCAAGGGGTTGGATGCAGGTGTAGACCTGATTGGCTCATTAACGATGGGGAATATATTATAGATTTAAAGACTTCTGCTGATGCCTCTGAGGAAGGATTCCCCCGTGCCATAAACAACTTCAGGTATCACGTGCAGGATGCTTGGTACACCGTTGGTGTGAAGAGGGCACTTAGGATATCACGTCCAGAGTTTGTGTTCATCGTGGTTGAGAATGATGAGCCTTATGAAATTGGTATTTATGTCCTTAACCAAGCCTCAAAGGATGAGGGCTGGCAGGTGGCAGATAAGAACCTACGGAGATACGTGGACTACTATAACAAGCCGGAAGAGGAGAGATATGCTGGGTATTCAGGGGATGCCGTAGAAGTGTCACTACCTCGATATGGCTTCAAAGAGACTATTTACTAATGGACTGGTGGGATGTCCTCATCATTTATCTGGCAGGTGTCCTGACAGGTATTTGTGTGGTGGCATTCTTCTTAGTTCTTTACTGCATTGACGACAAAATAATGGGAGAGAATTATGGAAAAAGTAAAAACGACTAACATTCATGGCAAGGAATATGTTGAGGTGCCAGAAAGAGTTTATCACTTCTGGAGACTGCATCCAGAGTGGTCCTTAAAATCTGAACTGGAAAAGGTATGCTTTGAAACTGGCAACGTAATTTTTAAATGCTGGGTGGAAGATGAGAACGGCAAAGTTAGGGCCGTTGGTCATGCTCACGAGTTTCAGGCCAATAAAAAAGCCACAGTTAATTTAACCTCATTTGTAGAGAACTGTGAAACTTCAGCTTATGGAAGGGCATTAGGTTTTAAGGGTATAGGTTCCAGAGATGGCATTGCCTCGGCAGAAGAGGTAAAGGGTGCCATCGAAAAAGGGAATGAAATTAAAAACCTAGACAAGCTGCCAGAGCAGGTGAATAAAATGATTCAGGCATTTGCAGGGTTAGGTGTCACTCAGGATGATCTAGTGCAAAGGCTTGGTCATTCTTTAGAGAGTGTCACACCAAATGAAATAAAGGACCTTAAAAAATATTATTCTGAAGTGAAGAGTAACGAAAGCACGGCAGACACACTTAACCGAAAATTTGGATAGAAAATGGCTTGGAAATTAAGACCTTATACTCAAGATGAGATTGAACTGATTGACAGCCTAATCAAAGAAGGTGAAGAAAAACATGGCAAGACAGAATCACGGGGGCATCTTGTTCAGGAATATGTTCAAAGGGAAATGATAGCTAGAAAATTAAGAGTCAAAATTCACCCCAAGGGCAAGCTGGTTGATGGGACCTCTTAAAAGAAAAACCATCAGGATCATTGCCAGTAAAGTGATAACGGAAACAACTAAAACTCTCATGGGGTGAATTATGAATTATTGTGGAATAGACGTGGGATTTTCAGGTGCAATAGCAATCCTTGGATGGGATGGTGATGTGCTTCAGACAAATGAAATGCCGATCATTCAAGTCGGTAAGAAACGGGAACTAAACGAGCCAAATATCAAGTTTATACTAGAAGGCTTTAAACCTCTCGTAGTGGGCATAGAAAAGGCTCAGGTGATGCCGGGGCAAGGCATATCCTCTTCAGGCCGTTATATGGGTTCCTATGGCTTTTTAAGGGGTGTTTGTGTTGGTTTGGGGCTGGAATATCAGCTCATACATCCAAGGACATGGAAAAAGGCAATGATGCCCGATATGCCGAAAGAAAAAGAGGCCAGTATTATGAGGGTCGGGCAATTATATCCTGACGTTGTTCTTGAAAGAAAAAAGGATCATGGCATTGCTGATGCCATCCTGATTGCACGACATTTAATGAAAATAAAAAATGCAAGCCAGTCTGAATAACGACACCAACTTAATGGTGCTGAAAAGAGAAGTTGATGCTGGCACCTGCCAGAAAATTATTGACGTTGCTACGGAATGGGACCATGCAAAAGTTGAAGGTGACTCCAGAGAAAATCTGATAACTGATAAAACTAGGAAAAGTAAGATTTTCTGGACAGACGAAAAATGGGTAGTCGATAAAATCTGGAGATATATGGATGCCTATAACGAGATCACTGGGCTTAACTACAATGTCACAAGATGGGAGAGTATCCAGATCACCAAGTACGAAAAAGGAGATCACTACGGGTTCCATATAGACGGCAAAGGGTCACATAACAACACAGACGATCAAGGCACTGTTCGTAAAATATCAATGACTATTCAATTAAACGAAGATTACGAAGGTGGAAATTTTGAGATAGCATATATTGAGAGAGGAAAACTGAAAACTGAGACTGTGGAAAAATCCACAGGTACCATCTTAATGTTTCCATCTAATCTGCATCACCGTGTAAAACCTGTAACTGCTGGCACCAGATATTCATTGGTGGCATGGTTTGCAGGACCTCCATTTAAGTAGCATGAGACACAAACCTCACTTTGAAGAAAGCTACAACGAAAACGATGCCCGTGCTAAAAAGGCACTGAGGGATTATTTAGATTCAAAGGGAATCCCAACTGTTGTCCATGAGGATTACGGCCCGGACATCAAGGCTAGTCTTGAGGTGTTCTATGAAGTGGAAATAAAGAAAGGCTGGGAAGGAGACTGGAATGAAAGTTGGTCTACTGTAAGAATACCTGCCAGAAAGAAAAGGCTAATGAAGAATGGTAGGAGAGTTGTGTTCTGGGTTATGAATAATGATTGTACCCAAGCATTCCGTGTTTACTCCTCGGACATGAAGGATGAATATATAAAGCCCGTTCCAAATAAATTCGTGCCAGAAGGAGAATTGTTTTATTGTCTGCCTGTTGAGGTAGGGGTTTTTATATCACTGGAGCAGTGAATTAAGCAAGCTGGCACCACCAGCAGCTCCGGCACCTTGGTCAAGAAGGCCCTTTCTCATTTTACTTTTTAGCACCTGATTAGTAAGTAAGCTATCCTCATGGGCTGCTTGTATATTAGGGGTTTTTTGCTGGTACATCTTCTTACCTGCTTCATCTAATCTAGCCCCACGTTGTGTGCCAGCAACTAAATCGGTTGCTTGCTGTGCCAGCCCTGCCGGGTTACGGTTTGCTATATTTGATACTGCCCGGATTCCCTGACTCATTTCTTCTTCTCCTGCATCTGCTGCCAGCTTCTCAGCAGTGGGGGAACCTCCAACGATCTTGTTTTTCACATCAACAAAACCTGACAGCAACTCATTCTGTCTCAGGAACTTTGCTCTTTTTTCAGGGTCAGGTATCAGAAGTTCCAGCTTCTTCATGTTTTGAGGGCTAGTAAAAAACGTGGACATGCCTTTAGGATTTACACTTGAGCTTTCTATCTTTTTGGAAAGCACATTAAAGGCAGCATTACGGAACTCTGCTCTTTCTCCATTTGTCCTTAGTTTTGTTGAATGCTCATAGAATTTATCAAAGGCATCCTCACTGTCAAATAACTTCTTACCCATTTCGGTGGCATCCTTTAATTCCAGATAACCGGCATAGGTGTCCCTTGCCTGTTTATATTCAGGATTATATTTTTCAATAATATCCAGCATATTATTTTTATGCTGTGTCATTTGCCCAGCAAGTGCTTTGACATTTGAATCTGGATGGAAAATGGAGTCTTTCCCAAATTTTGAACTGAGTGCCTTCTTTACTTTATCTAAGGCATACACCGGGAACTCGTGCCCTTCTGGGAACCCGTTTTTTGGCATGGGGTCTAATTTTACAGGGGGGGTATCATGTTTTGCTAAATACTGTGCCCTTTTATATGCTTTTTTAAATTCTGGCATCTTAAACAGTGCATTCAAGTCTGTATCAGATACTGTCCTGAATTTTCCTTTAGTATAAAATGCCTCATTATAAACCGGGGTTGATTCCTCCTTTGCAGTTTTCCTGAATACATCATCTGCCTGTTTCAAGGACATACGGGTGCCACCTGTAGCTTCTTGCAGAAAGTCATAAAGATACTGACGGACCTTGCCAGCACGTGCTACCAGTTTTGTTTCAGCATCATCGGGGATCTTATCTCCCTTCCTCATAATGGTACCTGCTAGACCTTGACCCTTCTTGCCTAGAAGATCAACTTCCATAACTTCATCACCTAACCCAAGGGCCTCATATTCTTGTAACCTCATATCTTTCTGGACCAATGTAACTCCATCCTTTTTATCAACCTCTTCAAGCATCTGCTCACCCTTTATTTCTGCTGAGGAAAGTTCTTTTTCAACAGGTTTGCCTAGCTTTTTCTTTATTGGGGTTGTGAATTTTTTTACGGCCCATTTCAGCAAAGGCATTGCTAATTCTCCTAATGCTCCACCAATTCCTCCAGCACCAGCTCCTAAGTAGAGGTTCTCATCTTTTGCTGCTGCCAGACTTGTGCCTTCTACCATGCCAACTGGACCATGAAGTGCCACACCTTTACCTACATTCCTTACAGTTTGTCCTGCCACTGGCATTAGTGCTGGCACCTTTTTTACTAAACCTCCCACTATCTCTGGACCTGCTGCCATTGCTCCTACCATCTCTGTACCCATTGCTACATTTGGGTTTTCGTCAGCAAATTCTTTATCTTCAGCTTGGATGGCCTTAACTGATTCAGAGTAGGTTTCTGCTTCGGATTCATCTCTCCAAGGCATATTTTTAGCAGCCCACCTTCCTACTGCCCGTGCTGGGATAGCAAGGCCAAACGTCCTTCCTGTAATGAGACTGTCAGTTGCTTTGTTAAAGTATTGTAGCCCGTCCGTAACAGTATCCCAAAAACTCCAATCTGCATCCCCTACCCCTTTTTCATTTTCTTTCTTGGTTTGGTTATTTACTGCCGTTTCAAAAGATGCTGGAGTATATCCACGTTTTTTGAGAAACCCTTCGATAACATCTTCTGAGGTACCACCCTGTCTTGCCTCAATAACCCTTCTGGTTATATCAGGCAGGGTTGTATACTTCATTTTTTTCCTGTCTTTATGCAGTCTATTTTTCAGTGTTTCAGCCATTACTAATTTTCTATTGTTGTTGCATCTAAGGCTTGAGGTTCAGTAATATTCCCTTCAGTATCCACTTTTACATCTTGAAATTTTGGATCAACCCAAATCTGGTCGTTGTATCCTGCTTTCTTTGAAAACATTGATTTAATTCTGTTGGCACGGTTCCTTGAAACACGTAAAAGTATTTGAAGTTTTACCTTTGCAGAACTAACTGTGTCAGTGGTATCAGGGAAGAAGGGGGTCGAGAATTTAATCTCCCCATCAGTCATCTGGGAACCAATCATTTCGTTACGTTTAATAAGGCCAGCCTCAGTTTTTAGAGCAGAAAATGCCTGAACAACAGCAGGTTTTAACTTATCTGTAATCCGGCCTAAGACGATGCCAGTTTTCTTTGCTACCTCTTCTTCTTCATTAATTAAATTTAAGGCTGCCTGTGCTGATTCCATTACACCCAAATCAACATTATACATCTTCATTATCATGGCAGGTGGCTGGGCTAAGACCTCTTGTCTAGTTAATTCATTGTGTGCCTCTTTGAGTGCCAGCATGGGGTCGTCCCCCTGCATTAATAAATTAATTCCAGCCTTTTTCTGTGCTGTGAATATTTCGGGATATGTTGTGTATATATTTTCTAGTTCACCCTGTAATACCTGTGTGTCTAAAGCATTAAGTGGGACATTCCTTTCGGTCCAGTCCTCTTTGAGCATCTTTTTTATTGTGCCATTCTTATCTATTTCAACTTGAGCAACATCTTCTGGCAATGTATCACCATATTTAGCAATAAACTCTTGCCTTGATAAGTAATCAGTACCAGAATCTAAGTTTTTCTGTTGTTGCTTCAGACTTATATTGTGTGATGCAACCTCCCTTTCGATCCTCTCCTCTTTCCATCCATTTTCCTTAGCCCTTTGCTCAAAATTTTCTTTATGCTCTGTTTCCCAATGTTCTGTCTTTTTCTTAAACTTATCTTTACTAAGCTGAAGAGTTCCCTCGGCAGTTTCAACAGTCCTTTTCCGTAATTTATGGGCTTTAGATTCCGTCATGGTATGCCCATCTTCGTCTTTAAATTCTATTGTTATGTTCTGGTTGGCATCCCTCATTACCCTCAACGATGTAATGCCATTCTTTTTTAATTCTTCAGGTGACGGGAACCCAGCTTTAGCTAAATGTGTTGTAGCATCTTTATATCCGTCACTTTGGGGATCTTCTAGACTCAGATCACCTGTGGCAAGTGCTGCTACTTCAGGGTCTACTATAACCCTGCTCTGGAAATTCTCGGTAGATAAATCAGGCTTGTTAGGGTCAACGTGTTCATAGTAAATTTCCACATCACCATTTTCATTCATCCTAGTCTGC